GCTTGCCCGCGCGGCGAGCGAAGAGAACTCGGAGGCGAGTATGAGCGACCAGGATCACATTAAGTTGATGATCAGGTTGATCTGCTCGACCCTCTTGGAGTCCCCAGCGGCTAAGGACTACGCAACCCGTTCCCCAAGCAACACACTGGACGATGTCCTCCCAACCGGGAAGGCGTCGTACGGTGGTGCGAGGAAGGACGGCGGCGCTGTCTCCGAGTGTTTAGAGGTGGACCACGAACGGTTGGTGAATGCAGCGGCTCCCACGTTGGAGACGCCCGACCCACTAGCCGACATGGGTGGCCCCCAGGATGCATGGCAAGAGCCGGCGTCTACTGGGGTTGCCCACGTCACGGTCACGGGCTACCGGCCTAAAGAAGCCGTTACCCGTCTCAAAGACACAAGCCTCAGACGTGTGAGAGCTCTCCCCCCACGGAATCCGAAGTGGATGCAGGGGGAGCCTCGGTGGATGCAGTCATCTGTCACGGTCGAGACTCAGCCGACACAACCTGTTCGGTTGGCCGGGTGTCCCGTGGCCATAGATACGACAGCATCTTACCTCATCTCCCCCGGCCACCGTCGGTGGGAGGAGCACGTCAAAGCCTTTGGCGAGGCACCTGTATGCGACCGCCGCGTCGCGTGCAGTGCAGTGCCCGTCTTGGAGCCGTTTAAGGTCCGGATCATCACCGCGGGTGAGGGGGTTTTCTATCTTGAGAGCCGTCGACTCCAGCGGATGCTGACCCACGTCCTAAAGCACGGACCTCTAGCCCATTTCTTCCCTGCTCTGCAGGGTCGAATAAGCGAGGAAGTGCTGATGGGCGTGGCCGGAGATTGGCTTCGAACGGGCGACTACTCGATCTTGTCGGGAGATTACAAAGGGGCGACGGACACACTCCGGAAGGAGTACTGCGTCGACACACTCAAAATCATCCTCGACTTGATTCCGCAGTACAACCTAGTCGACGAGGAGGGCTTGCTCACCTCTGACACCCGGCAGCTGCGGGATATCATGACAGCGTGTCTTTCGGAACACCGTCTCGAGTACTCGTTCAAGGGGAAGAAAGAATGGGGCGGGCCCAGCGTAAAGGAGAAGTGGAGTGTCGACCAGATGAAGGGGCAGTTGATGGGGAGCTTTCTCAGCTTCCCTATTCTGAACATCGTCAATCTGGCTGTCAATCTTTCCTTCCTCATTCGCGCTGGGGTGGTCGATTCTATGGAGTGGCCTTCGGCACCACTCATCGTCAACGGTGACGATGTGTTCGCTGTCGGTCCCCGTGGGATCTTCGATGACGCGTGGGAGAAGTATGTTGGATTGGTAGGCTTCCGAAAGAGCCTTGGCAAGAACTATGTCAGCTCTAAGTTCTGCACCATCAACACGCAACTCTACCAAGTCGTCGAGACTGCCCAAGGCCCGTGGCTTCGAGAGGTCCACGCTGTACCGTTCCACCACCTTTTCAAGGAGGGATGGGCAGATGTGCGCGACCTCGAGAACGTCGTGGATGGCGTCCCCGTCGAAGGTCCGGCTGCGGCCGGCGCGCTCTTGGACCGCGTCACTTCACACTTCTCGGAGGAATCCGACAAGGAGTTGTGGACGCGGTTCTTTATGCTTAGGCACCGCAAGGCTCTCGATCGATTGAGCCTGCCGTGGTACCTGCCTGGCGATTTGGGAGGCTTGGGCATCAAACCCTGGGGGTCGCTCCGCGAGGAGTCCCATCCAGACGCGATGCTTGCCGCCTACCTTATCCGTTCCCTACAGGTCGACGACCTCCGGAACCAGGTAAAAGCAGAGCTGCCGGTCATGCAAGGTTATTCTGATTCTCGTCCATGTGACGTGCTTCGTGCACGGCTGGATACTGAGTACATGAAGGCCTGTGGCTGGACCCAGATTCACATGAAGAACCCATCGGAAGAGTGGCTAAAGGTGTGCGCCGAGCGGCCGCGTGCACCTTCCCTCGACCCTCTGGGACTGCTTCTTGCTGGACACATTCCCGAGCCCCCAAAAGCCAACTTCACCCGCCTCAACGGCATGAAGAGAAAGCTTAAGGGGCTCCAGGGCCTTGCCAACAATGGTATTCGGCTCAACCCAGTGGACCTCAGACAGGAACATCGTATCCTGTGGGTTCCACGCGTTGTTCGACTTCGCATCCTCGGCTACCGGCACCTGCGTTCACGCGGGCTCTGGTAGTTCCCCCCCAAAAGTAGGGGGAGGGCCGTGCTTGCACACGGCCTCGAGGCTCCACCCACCGGCCACACTAAGTGGTCGCGGTGAGCGAAGGCGGGACCCGATCTCTCGGGCCCCCGGCGGGTGTCTCCACCCCGAGGCTCTCGCCTCGAACGACGTCCCTACTCAGTCCGATTACTCGGGTAGGAAGAGGTTCGATCAACCTGGTAGAAGTAGCATTCCCCCCTTAGTCGTAGGGGGCCCCGGCGATTGTGAATCGATAATCAGCAGGGTAGGGAC